CGCCGGTCCAGCTCGACGTGATGCAGGTCCACCATTCCGCGTGGAATGGCTTCTCCGAGCACCACTACCTGAGCGCCGACCTGAACCGCTCGGCCGCCTGCTACGTGGCCGAGGTCGAAGGGACGCCGGTTGCCTTCGTGGCGATCCGGTACCAGCCGATGGGCCGCCAGTGCTGGCTATTCCACCGCCTCGTGACGCTCCCCGAGTGGCAGGGCCTGGGCATGGCCCTGCGCCTCGTGGAGCACGTCGCCCGGGAGTACCAGGTCCGCTCGCCGCACCGGGTGAGGATCACGCCGCGGCACCCGGGCCTCGTGCGGGGATTCGAGCGGCACCCGCTGTGGCGGTGCGTCCGGGCGATGGGGCCCTCGACGCGCCGTGCGGCCGTGCGCCGCTCCCCCCGCTCGGCGATAGCATCGAGATCATCGGCGGCATCGGCGAGGGGCGAGATCACCGCGACGTTCGAGTGGATCGGGCCTTGACGCGCTTTTCGCCGGGCGGTATAACTGCGGGACAGGAGTTCCCGCATGTCTCGCCCCCCACTCCCCGCCGCCGCTCGACGCTCCCACGAGGAGCGCGTGTACCTCGCCCCGATCGAGGTCGCGCGCCTCGACCGACGACGGGGCGACCTGACCCGCTCGGAGTATCTCGCTGCGCCGGTACGCGAGCCCTACGACCTCCGCGCGCTGACGGTCCAGCAGCCCTGGGCGTCCCTCCTCGTCGCGGGCCGCAAACCCTGGGAGAACCGCCCGCGCGACCCCGGGGTGAGGCCAGGGGGGCAGTGGGTGGCGGTCCACGCGGGGCTCACGCTGCACCCGGCCGCGGACCGGGCTCGCGACCTGGCGCCCGACCTCGACCTGTCCAGCGCCCCTCGCGGGGCGATCCTCGGGCTGGTGTGGATGGAGCCAGCAGTGCCCGTCGAGGATGCGACCGAGGCTCGCGAGTGGGCCAGCGGTCCCCTGTGCATCCCATGCTCCCGGCCGCTGGCCTTCGAGCGGCCCTACCCCTGTCGCGGTATGCTCGGCCTGTGGCGCGTACCCCGGCCCATCGTCGACGCGATCGAGGAGCTGCTGGGCCCGCTCGGGTAGACGCGCCCTGGAGCGCGAAATGACCCGTAAGGCCCCCCTGACCCCGAAGCAGGCTCGCGCCGCCATCGACCGTGCTCAGACGATGAGCGACGGGCCCACGGCGCCCGATGCCTTCCGAGGCAAGCGCCAGCTCCTGTTCGAAGCCCTTCTCGCCGGATGCACCGTCGGCGAGGCGGCCAAGAAGGCTGGCTACAACCGGGCCGCCGTCTACCGCGTGGTGGCCGAGCCCGCGTTCCGGGCCGCGCTGTCGACCGCCAGAAGCGAGCGCGTGGTGGCGGCCCAGGAGATGGTGGCCGAGTTGGTGCCGCTCGCCATCCGCCGCCTGGGTGACGTGCTGCGCGATCCGCTGGCGAAGGACTCCGACGTGATTAGCGCCGCCCGCGAGGTGCTCGACCGCGGCGGGATGCCGAAGACCGAGCGGATCGAGGTCGCCGACTCGGCGCCTACCGCAGAAGACGCCGACGCCCTTCTTGAGGAGTTGCGGGCCGAGCTCGCCCCGCTCCGACTGGTGCCCAGTGGCCGCGCTTGACGCGACCGCCAGAGACATGCTCGCAGAGACAGACGTGCGGGAGCTGATGCGCATTACGACGCGCGTGCGGGAATTGAGACGCAAGCTCGATGCCATCCGCATCGCGTGCCCGCTGGCCTTCGCGGAACTGTGGCAGCCTGCCTGCCGAGCCTGCAAGCGCACGATGAGGCATCTTGGGGGACTGCGGCACCAATGCGCCGATTGCGGCACCATCGAGATCCGGACGAGCCAGCAGGCGGCGATCCGGTCAATGCTGGCGGACCGCGATCTGAGCCGGTTCGTGCTGCTCGGAGGCAACCGTTCCGGCAAAACGGAGGGGCTTACTCAGGTTTGCGGCGCCTTCGCCGAGGGTGCCGACTCGCCGACGGTGAAGCGTTGGGCTCGGATCAACGATCTGAGCCTCGCGCGCATCCAGCCGGGGCCCGGCCGAGTCTGGATGATCGCGCAGACGTTCGGGGCGGCGATCGAGTATTTGCGCCCGAAACTGTCTAACTATCTACCGAAAGGGACAGCGCTGCGGGCGTGGGGGGCCAACGCAGAGGGCGTTGCCGAGCTGCCCGGCGGCGGCGTGGTCGTGTCAAAGGCGGTCGAACAGGCCAAGGCCAGCAGGGGCGGGAAGAACCCATTTGAAGGCGCCGCAATCAACGCCGCCCTCTTCGACGAGGAGCCACACGTCCAACTCGCTGTAGACTCGGTGGATTGGCGCCTGATCGATTTTCGCGGCCCAACTATGTTCTCGATGACGCCCCTCTCCGGTTGGACGCCGTTTCTCGTCCGCACCGTGGGCCATCTGCGCGAGGGCCAGCCGGCACCGGCCGGGCTCCAGGTCCACCACCTGCACGGGGAAGACAACCCGCACATCGACTCTGCGGAGTTGTTGCGCCGGGCGGAGCGCTACCCCGAGGCGATTCAACGGGCCCGGCTCCGGGGCGAGATCGTGGCCCTCGATGGGCGCGTACATGAGGGCTTCGAGCGCCGAATCCATGTCGTCGAGAGCTTCCTGGTGCCGGCCGGGTGGGTGCGATTCGGCGCCATCGACTTCGGTACCAGGGCCCCATTCTGCCACCTTTGGGCGGCCCTCGACCCGGCCGATGACGTGCTCCACGTCTACGCCGAGCACTACGCTGCGGGCCTGCGGACGAGCGAGCACGCCGCCCACATCTGGCGCTTCGAGGCCTGCCCCGCGTGCTACCCGTCGGACGCCGAGCTGAATAGCCCCGAGTGGTGGCTGTGGCGCCTCGCGTGCGTCGATGGCCGCCACCAGTGCGAGGTGTGCGGCGGCACTGGGCGACGAGAGCCCGAGATGCACACCCGATGGGCGGATCCGGAAGCCTTGGATGCGCGCCTGACGCTGAATGGAGAGTACGACATCGCCACGGCGTTGGCCCACAAAGCCAGACGCACGGGATGGGAGGCCATCGAGGACCGCCTGAAGCCCGACGCCGAAGGCAAGCCGCACCTGCTCATCCACGACTGCTGCACGAGCCTGATCCGGGAGTTGGAAGGGCTGACTTGGCTCCGCGAGGAGCCGGGCGCCCGTGAAGAATCAGAGCTGTCGGTCAAGGGCGACGATCACGCCTGGGACGCTCTGCGATACCTCTGTGTCGGCATCCGCCGAGCAGGGTTCGGCCATTACGAGGACCTCGAGGAGGAGTCAGCATGATCCCGCTGCTATTCGCATGTTTCGCCACCGTCCCGACGCAAGGGCCCGCCAACGACACGGCAGAGCCGGCCACGGGTTGGATCACGGTCCAATCCGTGGCATCGCCCAACGAAATGGACACCGACGCAGACGCCGACACCGACGCAGACGCAGACGCCGACGCCGACGCCGACGCCGACGCCGACGCCGACGCCGACAGCGACACGGATGGAGATGCCGACATGGACACGGGCGGCGACACGGGGTTCGCATCGGCGTGCACTGGCGGGTCATCGCTCGGCACGAATCTGCCCGCCACATGGAGCGGATCGGCATCGGCCGTGACCCTCGGGCAGGTGTGGGGCTACGTTCGAGTTTGCGCCTGGTCGTGCGACTCGGGCGCCTTCGTCGCGTCGTCTTCGTCTGCCCTCCCGATCGATGTCCTCGCGAGCGACTACAGGACCGGCCCAACTCTCTCTGTGGCGATCTACGCGCTCGCCCGCTCGCGATGTACGCTCGAAACCAGCGCAGGGGCCATCGTGGTCGACATGGAGCGCTCGTGATCCGGGCGGTCATGGGCAGGCGAAACCGCTCCGCGGGGTTGCGTGCTCGCGTAGCAGATCGTAGGATCGCCCCATGAACACGTCCCTGCAACTCCGGTCGAACTGGTTTGCCCGCTCGGTGGGTTGGGCCCTTCGCGTCACCAGGATCGCGACGGTCGGATCTCCGCGCCCCGAAGACGTGCGAGTTGGTAGCGACTATGCGCCCGGAATGCCGACGCATCCGGGCTACGACGCGAACACGGCAATGTCCGCGTACCCGGCGAACGGGTGGCTGGCAGCGTGCATCGAGGCGATTGCGTGGGATTCCGCCGGCCTCCCGCTCCAGGCGCTCCAGGGCAAGGACTCGGTGAACCATCCGGCACTCGGCATGTTCCCGGTTCTCCTGCGGGCCCAGGTCATCACGGACCTCGTCCTTGCGGGAAACGTCTACCTGCTTGTCCTCGTCGGGTCGCGCGGTGAGCCTGTGGGTTTGCAGCGACTCCACCCAGCGAAGGTCCAAAAGGTCTTCGAGCCGACCGGGGAAATAGCCGCCTATCATGTCGATGTGGGCGGCCGATTCGTCGATTATTCACCGAACGCGATCGTGCACATCCGGGGCATCTCCTGGGAGGCCGACGCGCGCGGCGAGTACGGGCAGGGCGCCGCGCGCCCTCTCGACGCTGACATCCGGGCTGATCGTGCGCTTGCCGAATCGTCGCGCCGGTCTGCCTCATCAGCGCGCCCCGTGGCCACCTTCTCGCCAGCCAGCGATAAGACGACATGGAGCACGTCGCAGGTCAGGGACATGACTGCGGTGGTGAAACGGATGCTCGACGACCATGATGGTGGGGTGGCGGTGCTCGCCGGCCACGGGGTGCTGACTCCGCTCGGCTGGTCGCCTCGCGAGATGGAAGGCGTTGCCCAGCGCACCTGGACGCGCGATCTCATCCTCGCGGTGCTGGGTGTACCCCCGAGCAGAGTTGGACTACCGACGGCAAATTATGCGACGCAACACGAGCAGATGGCTACCTACTGGCAGACACTGATCTCGCGGCTGGCGCTCCTTGAGGAGGCATACACGGCGATTGCACGGCAATTCCGTGGTCCCATGGTCACGATCAGCCATGATCTGAGCTTGGTTCAACCGCTCCAGCCGAACCAGACGGAAGCTTTGGGGCGCATCACGGCCCACATCGGCAACGGCATGGACCCGCTCAGGGCCTACCACCTCGAGGGCTATTCCGAGGTGGGACCCGAATTCTTCGCCAAGCCAGAGCCTGATGCCGATGAGACGCCCCCGAAGCGCATCAACGATGCCCTGCGCGAATTGTCGGCAGCTCGGGCGATCCTGTCCGATCCGGACTCCAGCCGCGCGGCCACCGCTGACGCCTTGTGCTCGCTCGAGGCCAGCCATGCTGCGTTGGCGGCGGCGTGAGCCATAGCGCCCTCCCAGCGTGGG